GTATTACAGCTGCATTAGAGGTTCCAACAGGAGCACTTAAGTCACTTGATAGAAACTTAGCATCAGCAGATGCAGTATGTAAATCATGTGAAGTAGAGATAGCTTTAAGAGAGCAAATGGCGAAAGGAAATTTAAACGGTAAAGAATTAGCTGATTTAGGTCTTTATAATGAAGATAATGATGAATTAATTTTCTCTACATTAGGTCCGAGATTACTAGCAGGAGTATCGAATGACGATATAGATATAGGTCAAAACAAAAACTCCTCTGCTAACAAATCTATATCTGATAAAAACAAGAAAGGTAACTGGTTAGGCGCTCCTGATCATTTAGGACAGGAATATTGCGAAGGAGATGTTGTCTCATATAAAGAAGCACTCTGGGTAAATATCGGACCTGGCTGCCATCGCCCTGATATAAGTGGTAAAAAAGATATCGGCCCACCTGGGATAGGTCCTTGGATAAAGTTAGAGGATTCTGTAAGTCAGGCAAACTTATTACTGTTAAACAGTCTAAAGGGATTAGAAGACAGTAATATAGACGATAGCACTAAAAAAGAAATTAAAGCCTTTATTGACACCTTTAAAGTACTTGGAGAGAAAGATAGTAGAAACAATTCAGACTACTATCACTCCGGACCAAATGGTGAAGTATACCTATTAGAAATACAAGAAGACCCAAACTCACCACCTATAGCACCTCTACGCTTTGCAGTAGCTAAAGATAAAGAGGGAGTAGTGGTATTAAAGGGGTTAAAATCATTCGCTTCTAAGCCGGAAGTGCTTTTAGCGGAAATTAAATTCAGAATAGACAATCAACTTCCATAACTAAACTATTTATATATATGAAACTAGATCAACTTAGACAGATTATCGGTGAAGAAGTACGATCTGCCATTAAATCAGAGTTACAGGACATACTAACAGATGCAGTTAAAATTGCAAGTGCTCCTAGTAACGTATCTGAAACTGCAGCAGCTCCTTCAATACCCGCTAAAGATGTTAAAAAACAGTGGCAACCAAAAGTTAAGTCAGGTAATACTACTTTAGATGAAATGTTAAACATGACAGCTAATAGTATGAGTCCTGAAGATGCCGCAAACGTAATGGGATCAGGTGGGGTTAATAAACCAAACTTTGCATCTCAACAAGCAGCCCAAATGTCTAATCCAACAGGAGGAACAGCAGGCTTAGATTTAAACTCCATACCGGGGTTTGACTTAGCTAAATCAAAAGCAATTTTAGAAGCAGCTAATAAGAAAGACAAAACAAGACACGGAAAATAAAATATGGCATTCGAAGTACAGAAAATAGACCCGATAGATTTACAGCCTAGAAAAGCAGTTGGAGTACAGCTTCCTTTTTCTGGTAAAGCGGTGTTTAATTCTAATTACCAAACAAAAGATGCTATAAAAACCAATTTAATTAATTACTTCTTAACCGCAAGAGGTGAAAGATTCCTAAACGTAAATTTTGGAAACGGGTTACAGAGTCTTATTTTTGAACAATTAACAGAAGATAAGGTAAGAGAGATAGATACAATCATCAGAGAAGATATTGCATTTTATTTCCCTAGAGTAGTTCCAGTTGATATGCACACAATAGGAATTCCAGATACAAACACTGTGCAATTTTCGTTAAGGTACAAAGTAAAGGATACTAATATTGAAGACGAAGTAGTAATTAATTTCGAACAATAATGGCTGAACAAAGAGACATAAAATACGTTAATAGAGAGTTCGGGGACTTTAAAGAACAGTTAACCGAATTTGCGAAATCATATTTCCCAGACTCTTATAATGACTTTAATGAAACAGCCCCTGGTATGATGTTTATTGAAATGGCATCATATGTAGGAGACGTCTTATCTTTCTATCAAGATACTCAACTTCAAGAGACCTTCTTACAACACGCACAAAACCCCTCTAACCTATACAGCTTAGCGTATATGATGGGATACAGACCTAGAGCTTCTTCGGCAGCTTCAGCAGACTTAACTATTGAACAAAAAGTACAAGCTCTATCCGGTAGTAATTATTCTCCAGATTGGGACCAAGCATGTAAGGTACATGAAAACGGAAGTATAATATCAACTGCAAAAGGTAATACAACATTTTTACTTCAAGACTCTATAGATTTTAAATTCTCTAGTTCATACGATCCTACAAATATACAAATAGCTTCTGTAGACGAATCAAATAACCCTGCAGAATACTTATTAAGTAAGACAGGAAAAGTAATATCAGGAGAAGTTAATACAGTAACAGAGACTATTACTACAGCAGAAAAATACTTAACTCTAAACATAACTGATACTAACATTATAAAAGTATTAGACATAGTAGATGCAGATGGAAACCTCTGGACAGAAGTTCCATTCTTAGGTCAAGATACAGTATTTAATATAGCAGAAAATAAATCATCCGACACTACACTAGTACCTAGTCTATTAGAACTTAAAAAAGTACCTAGAAGATTTGTTTCTAGATTCACCTCTAAAGGAGTAATGCAAGTACAATTCGGAGCAGGAGTTACAGCTTCCGATGATGAAAACTTTTTACCTGACCCTTCTACTATTCAAAAGTATGGAGATCAACAATCAGTTGATAAGTTAGATATAGCATATGACCCATCTAATTTTCTATTTACAAGAACCTACGGATTAGCTCCCTCTAATACTACCCTTACTATAAGGTATATAAAAGGTGGAGGAGTAGCAGCAAATGCTCCTGCAGGTACAATTACTACATCAGGCGTTATAACAACCTCTGTAACAGATAGTACATTCCTAGCTACCCTAACATTCAATAATGAAAAACCAGCCTCTGGAGGTAAAGACGGAGATACTGTAGAAGAGTTAAGACAGAATTCTTTAAAATCATTTGCAGAACAGAAACGTACCGTTACATCAGCAGATTATAAAGTAAGAGCACTATCTATGCCACCTGAATTTGGCTCACTTGCAAAAGTATACGTTACAAGAGAGTACAATGCTAATACTAATAGAAGTGTGCTGGATCAAAATCCATTAGCGCTCGCAATGTATGTCTTAGCATATGATGAAAACGGATACTTAACAGCAGCATCTAAGTCACTTAAGGAGAACTTAAAGAAATACCTATCAGAATACATGATGATAACAGATGCAATAGATATTAAAGATGCATTTGTAATTAATATAGGAGTTCAATTTGAAGTACTTACACTACCTAATTATGCTTCTAGAGATGTACTAATGAAATGTACAGAAGCACTTAAAAAATACTTCTCTTCTAGTAAGAGAGACATTAATCAACCGGTTAATACCTCAAACGTATTTACTGTACTTGACGGGATTAAAGGAGTACAGACAGTCAAGACGGTTAAGTTAATTAATAAAGCTACAGGAAAATACTCAGCATTTGCTTATGATGTATTAGGGGCAACAAAAGATGGAGTTGTATACCCGTCTTATGATCCATGTATCTTTGAAATAAAATATCCCGATATTGATATTGAAGGAAGAGTAACAACTATATAACATGGCAATATTTAGAATATATCCCGAAAAAGACTCTTTTATCTGGTCTGAACCTACTATAGCAGGTCTATACGGCAATGCCGGTAAGGATCCTGTACTTGAAATAGGAGGATACCCAGACAAGAATTTAATAGGTAGAACCAATAGAGGCTTAATACAATTCAGAACATTAGATATTCAAGCTGCCCTTAATACTAAGGTTGTAGGATCTTATTCTGCATCACTTCACCTATCTCTAGCAAACGCTACAAACCTTCCTGCTAACTTTAATATACACGCTTTACCCGTCTCTTCTTCTTGGGAAACAGGGTTTGGACATAGAGTAGATAGTCCTACTAATACAAGCGGAGTAACGTGGAAACATAAGGATGTATCAACAACTCAATGGACTGTACTAGGTGGAGATTATTTAGCTTCACCAGCTGCAAGTCAATCATTTGATTCAACTTCTAACTACGATATAGATATAAATGTAACACCTGCAATAACAAATTTTTATAGTGGTTCACTAGCTAATAATGGATTTATACTTAAAATAGATGATGTATATGAAAACTATGTTTCATCAAGTGTAAACCTTTCTTATTTTGGATCAGATACCCATACCGTATTTCCACCTTATTTAGAAATGCAATGGAATGATACAGTATACTCAAGTACATTAACAGAGTTATCAACAGATATTGCTACTATTAAAATAAAAAACCATAAACCGGAATATGTAGATTCAGACAAGTCTAGATTTAGAATTTCTGCTAGACCTAAATATCCTACAAGGACATTTTCAACAACGTCTATATACCTTACAAACTATAAACTACCAGAAGCTTCGTATTGGGCAATTCAAGATTACCATAGTCAAGAAATGATAATTGACTTTAATACAACCTTTACAAAGATAAGCGCTGATAATAGTAGTAGTTATTTTGACGTCTATATGGATACATTACAACCAGAAAGACATTATAAACTCTTAATAAAAACAACTTTAGATGGAAGCGATGTAGTAATAGACAACAACAACGTATTTAAAGTAGTTAAGAATGGCTAGAGATATTCAAATTAAAAAAACAGTTTACAAAAAAGAAACCTTCGATAAAGTAATCGATAGGTCTTTTAAACAGTTTGTGCCTATAGTTGATGAAATCTCTGATGTAACAATAGAAGAGTTTTTCTCTTACTACGATGCTTTATTTTATGAAATTGCTCCAAACGGGGATAACCTTTCCCACGAGTACCTAATAAGAAAGAGCTCAGAAATTGTAAATTTAGAAAAAGATTCTACAGACATACAACCATTATTAGATGAGATAACTACACTAAGAGAACAGATACTTTCGTATCAAGAACAATTAATCGAAGCAAATACACCTGATTTATAATAGTGGCTGAATTTAACTACAACATAGAACAACTAGAGCTAGAGAGTTTAGCACAATCTTCCAAGATTACTAAGGAAGAGAATGCTCTTATTGGTACTTTTCAAGTCGAAAATCTATTCCCAATAGCCTCTTCAAATATAGAAGTAGGAATTTATGGAATAGATAATACACTACTTGAGTATGTACCTGAATTTAAAGGTTATTCTTTTGAAGCAAATGCACAATCTTCTGGTAAAGCAGGAGCATCTATTATAACTATAGACCCTGTTAAAGATATTAAGCACTTCGGTTACGAAACAGGAGATGTAAGAATACTATATAATTTTAATAATAACCTTTTTACCGATTCTAAAAGTAAAGGAAGTTTCTTTATCACAGAAATATCTAGTGATAGAACAGAGATTAAAGCACTTACTTTAAATCTAAAAAAAGAAGAAGTTCTAAAAGGAGCTTCAGACCTAATAAAAAAATTAGAAGAAAGCGCATACTTTCAAGAGTTTGATATTAACTTTGGAGAAAATAAAAAGACCGTTGGTCTAAATGTTTCTACTGAAGAGACTAAAAACGGTACAGCTTTACTTGTAAAGTTATATAAAGCTCTTCCTTCACAGTTTACTATTAACTCTGAATTTATAGTAGAAGAGAAAATCAGCGATAGCTTACTATATGAGATATCAGGCAAACCAGTTAGTGACGTACTAGTAGTACCTCAACTAAAAGGCCCTAACTTTTCATTAGATATTAACGCAGATCAAACTCAACCTACAGAGTTTCTAAACTTTACCGAATTATTTTCATACCCCGTCTCAAGTTCACATTACGAACTAATGTCTCTTGTTAAGGAAAAAGGATCGTCAATAGCAATCAATCACGAATCTTACGAAGACTTTATACACTTCTCTTCTGTAGAAGAAAGATTAAGAAACTTTCAATATAAACTTCAACTCTTAGAGTCATATGAAGCCTCTTTAGTAACAATTAAGAATACTAATCCGTCTAACGTACCAAGTCTCCAAACTGAGATTACAGGAAGTGAGTCTTACTATAACGGACTAGTAAAAGGAATAGTTAATAATTTTGATCATTACGATAGGTACTTGTACTTTGAGTCAAGTTCTTTTTCTTGGCCTAAAAAGAATACAACAAAACCTTATAATACATACTCCATAACATCCTCAGTTGCAACAACCTGGTTTGATGCTAACGTTATTACCGCAGCTAATTTTGATAATAGCAATGTAGACATACTTACTAATACCATTCCAACTTTTATAAGAGAGGATAAGAGTAATGAGCCTTACACGATGTTTATTCATATGATTGCTCAACACTTTGACAATCTCTGGATATACTTTAAAGCAGTATCAGACAAATACGACGGAGATCATAGGTTAAATTTTGGACTGAGTAAGGACCTAGTAAGAGAGGCAATTGAATCATTTGGTTTAAACCTACCTACCGGTAATCAAAATACCGACAATATATTTGCAATGTTCGTAGGAGAAACACCTGCAACAGGAAGTGAACAGATAGCTACCATGTCTATAGCAACTTCAGCCTCTTTTAATAGCGGCAGCACTGCATTAGAGTATATGCAACCAGTTGCTAAAAACGACTACGAAAAAGAAGTATATAAAAGACTATACCACAACATACCTCACTTACTTAAAACCAAAGGTACAGAAAGAGGCCTTAGAGCACTTGTAAACTGTTTCGGTATACCGGAATCTATATTAAGTATAAAGCAATTTGGTGGTAATGTAATAGAGACAAGCGGAACATATTTCGGACAAGAAACTTTTCATACTTCAAGTATATACCTTTCTGGTAGTAAGCACTACAGAAGCGGTTCAAGTAAGATTAGATTAGATAATACTTCTAGTTTTGTATCCGGAAGTACCTTATCACTTTATACCTCAGTAGAGCAACAAAGAACTAAATATACAGACGATACCCATAATGTAGAGGTAGGATTTGATATTTCAAAAGGAGTAAATGAATTTATAGATGTTAAAATATCAGGAAGTTTTGATATAGACGACTACATAGGAGACCCTAGAAGAAGATACGAACCGGGGTACCCTAAGATGAATTCTATGTTAGAGAATATTATGCATGATGCATACCACTGGAATGATTTAATGGTGGACTGGCAAGCATCTGATGCAAACTGGAATTGGAATGATGAATTAGTATTTGCTCGGAACCCTAAAGCCTTTGTAAGATTATTAAACTATTTCGATAGTTCTTTATTTAGATTAATAAAAGACTTTGTACCTGCTAGAGCAAAAGTAGATACCGGTATTATTATTAAATCTAACAAGCTTGCAAGAAGTAAAGCTAAACAGGTAGAAGTATCTGCAATCGATAAAATACACACAGGGTCAATCTCAATCGTATCCGTAACTGGATCGCAAGGAGGGGCCTACGATAGTACGTCTAGTGTAGAGTATGACTATACAACTAATTATGCAGCACACTTTGAAGGGCCTGAGGGAGTAGTAAGAAGAGACGTAACAGATGAAGCTCCAATGTTTAATGGTGAATTAAGTGGATCTATCTTGATTGCTAGTGATGGTGAGGTTGGAAAGAATAATCCGTTCTTAAACTTAGCGCAGCCGTTAATAAGTATGAACATAACAGTTCTAAACTTTTCTCTTCCTTTACCACCAGCATGTTATATTGACCTAGTTGGTTTATTTGTTGGAGCATCATTCACAATTGGTACAGTAGATATATCAGGGGTACTTGAGTCAATAGCAATTACATACCCATCTACCCAGACCGGAATAACCGGATCAAATGATTTCAGTCATGATTTTGACCAGTATGAATTTTTCCAACTTACTGCAGTAGGGGTAAATGATGGAGGAGACTACTCAGGAACAGGCGGTGTATTCCAAGGATGGTTTAATAATCAACCAGGAACAGGTTCAGCAATTGCCACAGACAATCCCCTTACTATTTATAGGTATAATGAAGAAGCAGTGGGCAATAAGTATTTTGCTAAGTTTGCAGCTTACAGCGAGTAATAAACAGATATGACAGAACAAGAATTTATAGCAACAGACCCATCACTATTTGGAGGAGGTAATTCAAACCTCTTCTACAGCTCTAGTCTTTCAGGGTCAGATAATGTACCGATCGCTCCCTTTACTATAATGGGAATGTCTCTACCATTTGCAGCACAAAATTCTGTAAGTATAAAGTCATCCCTAAAGGGGGTTACTAAGTTTAAGTTTAAATTTGGAGGAGCAGAAGTATTGGCGACCGTAGTTGGAAAACAAGAGAAAAATACCTACACATACTTTTCCTTTACTCCCATAGCAGTTAATAGCTTACCCTCATCAGTAATAGCAGATAACAAAACGGAACTTAATTCTGAGTTTGTATTTTTACCTTATGTAGATAATTCATTCTTTAATGACGACTATAACCCACTACAAGGTAACGCCGAAAATATTAAACCTAACTCAGCTACTATGGTTGTAGATAGAAACTCAAGCCAAACAAACCCTAGTAACTTACAGGCAATATTAGAATTTAAAGCAGCAGCAGCACAAATAAATGATAGTCAGTATACTACCGCAGGATTTATTAACGGAAGATACCTAGGATCAAAAGAAACTAGTATTAACGGTTCTTATGCTGCAAGAGACAATAATAAACAAGAGCTTACTGCTTATGTAATAGCAAACGGAATAGCAGGGAACGAACCAGCATTAGCATTTAAGAAGTTTGTAGGCAGTGTACATACGACAGATACACCAACAGCAACAATAAAAGACTTAGCAGTTCAAGAAGAAATAGATATATTCTTTAACTCAGTTAGAACAGGAATAGGATCAGGATCAGCATACCCTAACTTCCCTCCTTCTGGAAGCATACTTTACACTATAGATGAAACATCAGGTAGATTTGTTAAAGCAGTAACAGCTAAGATTTATGTTGTAGAACAAGAAAAAGTACTAACATCTACTGAAGCTGGAGGAGTTAGCTTAATTGAGTAGAGAAACTATAATTTTCATATATTTATATAAAACACAAATAACAAAATGGGATACTTAGACAATTCAATCGTAACTGTGGATGCGATTTTAACTAAAAAGGGGAGAGAGCTATTAGCTAGAGGAGATGGTTCTTTTAAGATTACACAATTTGCGTTAGCAGATGATGAAATCGACTACACCTTATACAATCCACTCCATCCCTCTGGTTCTGCACTCTACGGTGAAGCAATAGAAAACATGCCTCTATTAGAAGCCTTTCCAGATGAGACACAAATAATGAAGTATAAACTTACTACTCTACCAAGAGGTACATCAAAACTACCAATTCTAGATATAGGTTACTCTTCAATAATTTTAAAGCAAGGTGCTTCTCTAGCGATCTCACCACAGACTTTAAACTACTTAGGAGCTACATCAATCTTTGAAACACAAGGGTATACAGCAACAGTAGCAGATATTAGAACACTTAACTCTTTTAACGGAGTAGGAATCAACACAGAAGATGCAGATAGACTTAATACGCTTGTAGCAGTCGGAACTAATGTTTCTAAGACAGTAATGGGTACATCAATTAACCTTACAGCTACTTCAGTGAATACTCTATTCGGGACTAATACTCAATTACAAACTACCTTAACGGTAATAGGTAGAGGATCAGGAGCAAGAATAACAATTCCAGTAACAATTACTAAAACTAACTAATTATGTCATACAAAAGATTTGACCAGGAAGATGTTGTAGTAAGTGCTGAATCAGTAACTACTCCAGTTTGGTCAGGAAACTTAACAACATTACAGACTTTTCATACATCATCAACACAGGTAGGTGGAAGTTCTGCTGATTACTATTACGATATATACCAAACTGGTTCTACAGATACTTCTGCTAGAGTACAATTTAGTGTAGCCTATGCAGATAAAAAAGGATCAGGTTCTTTAAACTATAATACAGCAGTAGTAGGTAAATCACCTTCATCTACAGTTTATGGGCAATACAGGAATTTAGTACTTGGAACAGAAGAAGAAGAGTTTACATTCGGCTCAAACAATTCAGAGCACTTTTATGTAATGTCAATCGATAGAGCTAGGTATAAAGAAAAATTACTACCAGGATCGTTAACTTTAAACTTAAAGAAATCAGGTTCAGGAGAGTTCTTAAGCTTGACAGATAATAGCTCTCAAATATCTACAACTACATTCTCAGATGCAGGACGAGTATATGAATTAATCTCCGGATCAGTAGGAGCTAAGTCAGCAGGAGCAAAAACAGCCGAAGGGTATACTTTAGGTTCAGGATCATATGGTAAATTATTACCGGATATTGGAATTATACTACTAAACGGAAGAGCATTAGATGCAGTATCTACACACGGAGGTTTAGGTTTAGGTACTAATAGAGCAGCAAATACAGCTTCTTTAAATAATAGAAAGTTCTACGACATATTAGCACACAGTGCTAGCTTTAGAGTACAGTCAGAAGAAACAATCTCTTCTAACTTTGTATTTGTTAGAGCTCGTAACAGTGAGTTTAACTATTCAACAAACCCATCTTTAATAACAGGTTCAGGAGAAATACGTCACAACGTAATGATTAACTCTCCACAAGCATTTGTAACTTCAGTTGGACTATATAATGATAATAACGATTTGTTAGCGGTTGCTAAACTTTCTAGACCTTTATTAAAAGATTTTACAAAAGAAAGCTTAGTACGTATCAAGTTAGATTACTAAAATGAATGAGTGCATTCAAGCAATTAAACCGTCAAGATGTTTATGTTACCGACTATACCTCAAATAAACAGTGGTATGCCTCTGGTAGCACTATAAGCGAGTACGGTCTCGAAGTTTTAAGAGGATTCTCAGGCTCGACACCTGGGTACCCTTACCCTTCTGACCTACGCAACGGCAGACATCAAAAACTAACTTACGATAGTACCTTTCATAACTACTATACAGGGAGTTTAGGTACGGGTGTATTCTCTGGTTCATTTGATCTCTCTTTACAGACTACTTTAACACTAACAGGTTCAAGAAGTGCTTCAGCAGAAGTTGCAGTAGTTTCTATACCTAGAAGTGTTTACGGTATTGGAATACAGCCCGGTACAGTAATGATGAAACCTTTTCAAGAAGAGACAGACCGGTATAATGTAAATGGGTATGTTTGTGCAAACAATTATGTTGAGGATTACGTAGAAAGATTAGATTACTGGTACGGAACAGATAAAATAGACCTTGAAGATTACACGCAACCAGAAGGAGACTACGTTGATGAAAGTGCTAGCCAGTATGTAGATGATGACGACACCCTAAAATACGAAAGGTTAGAAGTAGTAGATGATGGAGAAGGAAGATTAATTCTTTCTGGATCTGGAGCTACATACACACAGAAAGAACGTGTAGTAGGAGATGTTATTTATAATCAAGGACAGATAATCATATCAGATCCTGAGGTAGCAAGATATTATTCAACTTATGCACGTCATATTGTGCACTGGAAATCAAAACTACCTATTTATACATATAATGTACATTGTACGGTTAAGGAAACAGAATTAAACAGTACCCTTAATCCATCAGCAATAACAGGTTCAAACGGCGTAATACAAAATAATATTACGGGAAGTCAATTTAGACCTTATATTACTACAGTGGGATTATATAATGAGGCAAATGAATTATTAGCAGTAGCTAAAACAAATAAAGCAATACCGAAATCAGAGAATGTTGATATGACGTTTGTAATAAAATTAGATATATAAAATGGCAATAGTATTCAGAGCAGATAAAGGATCACCGCTTACGTATTCACAGTTAGATAATAACTTCGGATCGTACTTCTATTCAGCATCAACGAATGGACAGGTTCTTACAATGTACTACCCATCTTCTTCCCAAGTACCAGTTAATAGCGGGTCAATAGATTTTAGTTTAATAAAAGGGTTACAGGATGCAGGAATAAATAAACGTTTAGCAGTCTATTCAGGTTCATCAGCAATATCATCAAGTCAGGGTTTCATACTTGATGCAAATGATAATTTAGGATTAGGGGTAAACGAAGCATCAGACCTTCCACTTGCATATAAGTTAGTCGTATCAGGAAGTATTAAAGCAACAGGGACAGTAGTTCAAGGCTCAGATGAAAGACTAAAAGAAGACATAGCACCAATAGATAATGCATTAAGCAGAATTAATCATATAGACGGAGTATTTTTTAAGTACAAAGATTCCGGAGACAAGAGTATTGGTTTTATTGCACAACAAATACAAAAAGTATTACCAGAAGTTGTATCAGAAGATAATAATGGCTATCTTGGAGTGAACTATAGCGGAGTAACTGCTGTACTAGTTGAAGCAATTAGAGAACAATCTTCGATCATAAGCGACCTAGAAAGTCGTTTATCTAAATTAGAAAATAAATAAGATGGCTTATAACAATAAAATAACGTTAAGGGCGGTTAAGGGGAGTTCCTTAACTCATACAGAGCTTGATAGTAACTTTCAAAAGCTTTACGTATCGTCCTCAACCTCTGGGTCAGCGTTATTTATGTTTCGATCCTCATCTGATTACCCCTCTGACGAATTGGCAATGCCAACTCCAAAAGGTATAGTAGGTTCAGTACAATTAAAACAAGGAGCAGCATTATCAGGCTCCGGAACAACATTCACAGGATCTAAAGACCTTACTTTTGATTTTGAAAATAAAGTATTAACAGTTACAGGTTCTTCTTTTTATAAAGGAGACGTAACAGTAGATGGGAGAATGACCGCAAAGGTTTTTCAATCTCAAACTATTATTGCATCAACCTCCACAGGTTCAACTTCATTTGGAGATACAGCAGATGACTTTCATATTAGAACAGGTTCATTTGAAGTACTAGGTAACTCAACTAATGTTGGAGTATTAAGTACAACAGGATTTCCTAATATTTCATCTTCAATAGGAGCATTAGAGAATTTTAGTTCATCTTTAGATAATTTTTATACAACTGATGTAGACCATATTGCATCAGAATCAGCACATAGTTCATCAGCACATATAGATAGAACTGCTAGAATACAAGTACTATCAGGATCAGCTCATAGTCAGAGAGGGATTCTATACACATATAACTCAGCTTCAATTGTTACACTATCAGGATCAGCACACGTACAGAGATCAGCACTATTTAATGCTAATGTACTAGGAACCTCTACATTAAGTTCTTCAGCTCATACCGACCGTGTAGCTAAAGTTAATGTATTAAGTGGCTCCGCTCATACTGATCGTATAGCTAAAGTTGCTATACTAAGTGCTTCATTGCATACAGCTACATTAAAGAACACTACAGATACTTTTACCGGTAATTTAGACGTTATAGGAAGAGTTTCTGGATCAGCCGATTTTCAAGGATCTGATATAAACATTTTACATTGGGGATCAGTATCAGCATCCTTAGCATCCGTATCAGCTGCTGCAGGAGCTAGTGATGTTACAATTAATAATAATGTAAATAATAGAGTATTAACAGCAACAGGTACAGATGCTTTAAACGGAGAAACCGCGCTTACTTGGGACGGTACTAGCTTACAGGCTGGAGGAACTAAGATAAGAAATTTCGGTACATCAGATACAGACATTACAACTGTATTACCTACAGCACTTTCTGGATCTATACTAGAAGGGTTTAATGGAGGCTCTCTTGTAATAGGTCTAAGAGACGATACATTTGGACAAGATGCTTTCTCTATTATAGGAGGAGGAGGACAGTACTACAATACAGGAAACTATACTCATAAACTATTTAGCGTTTCCGGTTCAGGAGATGTAACAACATTAGGTAAAATAACAACAGGAGGTAATTTAGATGTAACAGGTACAATTACTGCTACTAGCGATATTACTGCATACTACTCTTCAGATAGAAGACTTAAAGACAACATTACTAAGATTACCAATCCAATACAAAAAGTACAAGCTATTGGAGGATATGAGTTTGATTGGAATTCACTCTCAGAAAAAGAAGGACATGATGTTGGTGTAATAGCCCAAGAAATTGAATCAGTACTTCCAGAGCTTGTAGTCAATAGAGATAATGGCTATAAAGCTGTACGTTATGAAAAAATTGTCGCGTTATTAATAGAAGCTATTAAGGACCAGCAGTTACAAATCGATGAGCTAAAAACTAAATTGCTCTAGAGACAAAATCAAAAACTATGGAAATGACAAACCCGACTTGGATTTACCAAGGAAGGATGATCACAGATATAACAGACATGCCTAAGGGCACCTATGGCTTTATCTATGAAACAAAACACATCCGAACTGGTATAAAGTATATTGGCAAAAAAGTTCTCTTTTTTGAACGTAACAAAAGACTAGGAAAACGAGCATTAGAAGAGTTAAGATTAGAAAGAAAAGCAAAAGGTATAGGAGGTAGAACTCCTGCTAAACAGAAAATAATTACAGAATCAGATTGGGAAACTTATCACGGCTCTCAAAAAGAAATATTAAAGTTAGTTAAGGAAGGAGACCCTAAAGACTTTACTAGAACTATTCTCGCGTTTGTACCCACTAAGAAGCTTTTAACATATTATGAGTGTAAGTACCTATTTATTAATGACGTACTTGAAACACAGGATTATATTAATGATAATGTGTTAGGTAAGTTTTACAGAAAAGATTTCAACTTATGATACAACTAAAAGACGTAATAGGATATCCATCTCTTAAGTACCATTTAGACAATGGTCTCTCTTTACATGAGCATGTCTACCGCTATTCAAGCGACGCCTTTGTTAATCTATTTAAAGAAGCAAGGGAAGCTCTTAGAGACGAGGAGATTGAATTATCCGAGGAGGATCAAGAACTATTAGAAACTACAGATATTGGAGAACATGGAGATTATAACGGTATGAAAGTACCTTTAGATTTACCTATGGTCTCCACCAAGTACAATCCACTCTTTGAAATCGGGTCACTCATTGACGAAATGATTGAAGATGAAAACACAATTGACGAAGCGTCAACTATTGCAGATATGATTAATTTTGAACAAATCGAGGAATTGGTTAGTTCAATTGGAGGTCAAATCGATATGGATAAGTTCAAAAAGGCAGTCACACTTCAAAATGAGACCTTCGATTTTAATGGATTTGAATTAATAAAAGCCTCAGTCACTTACATGAATGAGCTAGAATATAAAGGAAAGAAAGTAAAACTAAATAAACCTAAACGTGGAGGCTCTAAAAAATTCTACGTATATGTTAAATCTAAAAAAGGTAATGTAAAAAAAGTATCCTTCGGGGATACTAACTTATCAGTTAAGTTTAAACAAAAAGGAGCAAGAGCATCATTTGCAGCACGACATAAATGTGCTACTAAGAAAGACAAAACAAAAGCAGGGTACTGGTCCTGCAATATAGGTCGATATTGGAAATCATTAGGCGGCAGCGCTAACTTTTCAGGATACTGGTAATATGATAAAACTAAAAGATATAATCTTACAAGAAGAAAATAGATATAACGACGACGGTTACGACGAAGGAGATATCAAACTAATGGGTGATATGATTCTTCCTACCGATAAAATGGTTGTACTCCAAGCAGAGGAGGATACGTACAATAGAGGATTACTAGTAACTAGCAATAAAGATAAAAGTTACGATGTAGCATACTGGGCAGACGATAAGACTAAGCCTTATCCTATAGGAATAGAGATAGATGGTGTAGAAG